TGTCGCAAATGTCTGCATCATTTGAAGGCTCCCTCCAGAAAATCCGTCATGGTGGCCACGATCTCTTCCCGGTCATCGTCGGAGATGCCCAGATAGGGGCGGGCGGGAATGGTGACCTCTCTGGCGAAGACATCTTCTCCGTCCAGCCCCCGGAACTTGAGGAACTTGCCCTTTTTGGGCCTGACGGTTCCACCGAGCTGGTGAATCCGGGCATACTCCTTGTTGCTGCCCACCATGACCCTGTTTGAGGTGGCGGCGTATTCGATGGACTTTTGGAGTTGTCCGGTATCGCTCAGGGTTGTGCCGCCGCTTGCCGCAGCCCGCGCCGAAGGCTTCCATTTTTTGCCGTCCGGGTCCTTTTCGTCCCGAAACCGCTGCAGTGTGCTGGAAACCAGCGCTTCACCGATGGAATCCATCAGATCTTGTGTATCTCCCATCCTGTGAACCGCCTTGCCCAGCGCCCTGTCGAGACCGCCCCAGCTCAGGGACACGCCGTTCTTCGCCATCACAGCCCCCTGAAATCGAAGAAGGGGCGTGGAGCCATGACGGCGGCGCTCGGTTCCTCACGGTCGGGGTTGTCCTCGTCCAGCGGGAGCTTCTGCTTGCCGGAGGCGATATCCCTCAGCAGATCCGTGCAGTATTTCCACTGCTTCTGCAGGGGGAGCCACTCGTTGTCGCTGGACGCCTCGGTATTGACGAGGGAGGTGATGGCCTCCACCACCCGGTACGCGCTGATCACGGCGGCGATGTAGCGCACCAGCTCCGGCACATAAGGCCAGGGCTGCGGATAGCGGTAGGACAGCGCGTCGCCCACCTCTCCGGAAACCGCCTCTATGGTGCGCTCCACGATGCCGGGGGTCTGCTCCTCGCAGGCGGCTACATAGTCGGCATGCAGCAGGTCGATGATATTGTCGCGGTTGCACATGAGCATGGGCATCCCCTTTTCATGCGTTTTGTACTAGTCTAAAACTAGTCTAAAAGTTTTGAGCCTGCGTGTACCCGCCCCGGAGGGAAATAGCCTCTCCACGGGGCGGAGAAGAGTTTTGCCCCTAATCGACCACCACAGCCCTGCACACCGCCCTGGACGCCCGCGCGGGCAGGGGCTTGGTGTTGGCGACAAGCATGATGCTGCTGTCGTCGTTGCTGTCGATGGGGGTGATGTGCAGCGGGGTGGCCCTGTTGTTGGCGCTGATGCTGTCGATGGCGCAGTACCAGACCTGCCCCTGCTGCGCCTTTGCCACGCCGAGCAGGAGTTTGGGACTCAGCTTCGGCAGCCAGTCACCGCCGGAGTCCAGAGGATCGGGATAGCTTTCGGTCATCTTGCGGATGGTATAGCCCGCGATGGTAATCACCCCCTGTTCCAGGGCGACGCGGTAGGGCTTGCTGTCCGTTGTGCCGACATAAGCCTCCGCGATATCCAGCAGCACGGCGAACACATCCTTCCCGGCCAGGAACTCGATATCCCCGCCCTGTCCGGCGCGGCGGAACGTATCCTCGATGTCGCACAGCAGGAAATACACGTCCCTGACCTTGCTGGCCGCGGTCAGCTTCGCGGCGGGTGTGTATTCAAGCGGCGCGCCGTAGTCCACTTCATACGTTTCGGTGCGTCCGCCGGGCAGCTCCACGGGCCATGTCAGCCTGCCCGTGGTCAGCACCACGGCGCACATGGCCTCCGTGGTATCGCGGACGGTGCGCCGGATTTTTTCGAGCTTGCGGGCGCGCCACGCCTCGACCGCCGCCGCGTCGGGCATGATGAGCTTCAGATCGTTCAGTTCCGAAGCCGTCACCGGGATTTTCACCTTTACGGGCAGCGGCGCGATGTACTGCATGGTCATGGTCTCGCCTTCCAGACTGATCGGCACGCCGTCGCGCCGAACCATGGGCACGGTCTGCACCACATCCACCAGTTCGGAAAGGCCGATCATCGGGAAAGGATGTGTGGGGCGGGAGGTGAAATACAGATCCATGACCGTGGTTTTCAGGATGGGCATGGTCTTGAGCGTCTGGATGACGGCCTGCGGGGAAAAAATGCCTTTCAGAGATACAAGCATAATGATTCCTTCGAGTTGGACGTTTTTGGACTACACGGCGAATATGCCGCGCGCGGCCAGCGCGGCGATTTCGGCTGGGCCGGCGGGCTTGCCGTCCCCCGTTTTCAGGAGGCGGCTTTTGGCCGTGCCGTGCACGATGCACAGCGCGCTCTTCTCGCCATGCTCTCCCGTGGGATCGCAGGGCGCATCAACGATGGCGCGGGGTTCGGCCCGCTCGTCCGTGGAAAGATACGGAGCGTAAAGCACGTCCTCCATGTACAGTGTAACCGTGATGGTATCTCCGTTTTGGGGCGAGCCTTCCGGCGTGACGCCGTACTCCGAAAGCGTCGCCGTCTCTCCGGAGAGCTTCCAGTCGCTCCCGTCATACGAGAACGCATAGGTTCCGATTGCGCCGGAGACCTTGCCTTTCAGGGTGTCCACATTCACCTTTGCCGAGGTGACGCCGGAATTGGACGCCCCGGTTACGGCGTGGGCCGCGAGGACGTCGATCCCCTTCATCAGCGTTCCGACAGGGAGCGCCGCGCTGGCCGACTTGTCCAGCGGAAGATGCAGCAGTACGCCGGGGTGATCGTTCGTGGCGGCGCGTTCGCCGCCGAAGGAAAACTTGCCGAGAAAACCTTCGTTCGCCATGATATGCTCCTACAATCTGGACGTGACGTCCGTGAAATTCAGGGAATCCGCGGGCGGATTGCCCGTATGCGCCGGAGGCGCGGAAAACTCGGCAAAGCGCGAATCCGCCGGGCGCTCTTCAAGCTCGCGCCAGTAACGCTCCTCCAGCGTGATGCTTTCCGTCTTTCCGTCGCCCGCCGCAAACTCAATCGGAGTTTCCGTCTTCGACAGCGCGGCGGCGAAATTCAGCACACTCGACTTTTCGGCGGGCCTGACCTTTCCGGCCTCTATCAGTGCGGTCACGCGCCGCTCCCGGCGCTCCTTCTCCACGTCTTCCCGGTAGGCCGCGAAATCGGCTGTGGCTTTTTCCGCCTTCTTCTCCGCCTCTTCCTTTCCCTTTTCGGCATCGGTTCTGGCACGCTCCGCCTTCTCTCCGGCGGATTTGGCCGCATCCAGCTCCTTCTTTGCCGACTCAAGCTGTGCGGTCAGCACAGCGACCTGTTTCTGCAATTCCTCAACAGTCATGTGATCTCCCTGGTTTTCGGCGGCAAAATCCACCGTTATGCAATCTTCTCCACTCGCAAGCTCCACGGGCGCAAGCCCGTCAATGGCAGGCTGCGCCGCGCCCAGAAGCCCGACATGGCGCAGGGTCACGCCGTCCGGCATCAGGCTCATGCTCACATGGCGGTAATGCCCTTTTCGCACGATTTCCTTGACTTCGCCCGGAACCTGCGCGAACGTCGCAAACAATCTGCCGTTTTCGCTCTTGAGCTTTTCCGCCCACCCGTAGGCGGGCGCGTTCAGCGCCGGGTGCCCGAACACCAGCGGCGCATCACGTTTTTTCGGGTCATAGGCACGGGCTATGGCGTCCAAGTCCTGCCGCGTGAACGTCTTCTCCCGCCCATGCACATCCACGAACGTCCCGGTGCGGGCAATCTCAATCCATTTTTCATTGTCCATACTCATACGAATATCCGCAGCAAAAGACGGGTCTTATTTTTCCGCCGTCTCGACAGCCCGTCCGTGGAGCCTGCCTGTGCCGTCTTCCCGCTGTCTCCGGACGCATCGCTTTGCCGCAGGACATTTTGCAGGCTGAAAACCCCCTTGTAGTCCTGCGGGCGTTCTTCGGTTTCGCCCATCAGGTAGTTCATGGCGGCGCAAACACCCATCGCGTAAGGGTTTTCATGCTCAATAAGGCCGGAACATTCATTCTGTGCCCAATCCCATAAATCCCGTATTTCCTGCGGGGAGCGATCCACAGTGTAGTATTCACGAAACGGCATGGCTTTTCCTCCTGTTTCATCCTGTCCATGCAAAAAGCCCCTGTCTTTCCGTCACCATGACAGAAAAACAGGGGCCTTGCCCGGAAAGGGCGCGAACCTCGCAAACTATTTTCGCATCCTCATATCGACAGGCTTCCTTGACTTGCCGTCGCTTGCAATCTAACTTTTTCCTGTAGGCGGGTGCGACACGGTGATAAATCTGGCGGCCGTAGCTGGAGCGTGAGCTTCTGGGCGCATTGTGGGGTTTCCTCCGGGTTTCGCCACGGAGGGTGCCAGGCCCCACCACCCGCTTATTTTTTACCCTTGTTCCGCAATTTCCGCATGGTATGCTCTCTTTCCGACTCATCCCTGCTCATTCTGCGTAAACTGGTCACATACATCTCATCTCCCATCCGAGTGGCCTTCACAACCACGGTCACACCTTCGCTTTCGTCAATCACAAAAATCATATTGCGCTCTCCGTCCAATATCCTCTCCCCGCGCTCCACGGCATCCTGCGCCAGCGCATAGTCTTTTACCGTCAGTTCCGGGTGGTGATCTTTCTGCTTGAGCATGGTCTGGGCGGAGATAACCGCGACCTGCCCCTTGCCGCCGATTTTTGCAGCATCCTCCCGTTTCAGCACGGCCAGAGGAAAGTTGCCGCGCGGATGTTCCATGAAATACGCAAAGCCGCCCTGTACGAGCGAGCGCACCGAGGCGGCGGCAAGTTTCGGCGGAGCCGTTTCCAGCCGTTTTACGGCCAGATCGCGCAGATCGCTTACCCAGTCCCTGCCCGGATTGTTCCTGAAGCCCTTGTCCGCGCCGGGAAAATGCACAAAGTATTCATAGTCGGTCTTCGGGTCTGTCCACACGCCGGGGCCGGGCATCTCCTTCCGAACCTCCAGCCCCATCCTTTTCACCTGCCGCTCTGAAAGCGTCCGTACCCCGCAGCGGCAGCGGAAGCCGTTGGGCGGGTAGTTCGTTTTCCAGAACTCGTGATCGGCGGGATAGACCATGCCGTTCAGAAGGGCATGGGAAGGACGCACCCGCCTGTCCATGATCGCCATGTACTGCCAATAGGGGCGGGACTTTTTGACCGCCTGCATCTTCTTGTAACGCCCGGCGGCATAGGCGGTCTGCATGTTGGTGCGAAAAATGTTCTCCACCCGGTAGTCATGCCAGCCCTGCGTTTTGATGGCCTCCGCGATGCGCTCCTTGAAGCCCTCCAGCGTCTCGCCGTTTTTCAGAGCCTCCTCCATGCCGTCGCTCACAAGCATGACGAGATCATGCCGTGCCAGCCCGGAAACGTAGAAGGCACGATGCCTTGCGCCTTCTCCGAGAGCCTTCGCCTCTTCATCCGTCAGCTTCGCCCGCCACTGCCAGAACTCCAGGGCCGCGTCGGGGGTGACGCCTTCCATGATGATTTCCGGCTCCGGCAGGTCAAAATCCCGCTTCTTTTCAGGCATCCTCTTCATCCTCCGCCTGTACCGAGGCCGCGCCGTGCCCCGCCGCAGCCGTCATCGCGCGGGCAAGAAAGCTCTCCAGCGCATCCGGCGTCATGGAAGG